GTGTAGCTTTGCCTGATACGTCTTGATAGACTGCACTTGTCATCCAAACGTTTGGTGTCTTTGTGAGTGTGCTTAGAATGTCTTTACCAAAGACTGCTGACATTGATTCAAACGTATCACCTTCGTAGATTGTATGCCAGACAATGCCAATCTTTGCTCTTTTGATATCTTTAGCAAGTTCACTTTCTGACGGCACTGCATAGACTAGGGTGTTTGGGTGAAACGTAACATACGATTCACCTTCGATTGTTTCTGTCTTCAAGTCTGCTTGTGTAAATAGCAAGTCACCTTGAATAACGCCTTTGATGTTGATCTTAGGCAAATACATCAAACACGCTTTGAGTTTGTCTGCTAAATCACCAGATGTGTCCGCATCAACTTCTGCTGGAGTTTTGTCTACTTTGGGATTTTTATTGAAGACACCCTTCTTCGCAACAAAGAATTTGCCGTCTGTTGGGTCTTGTCCTGCAAAGACTGCTGGCGCACCATCCCACTTGACTGAAATGTCAACTTTGCTTTTGGAATGTCCAGCAAGCATATCACGCACCGCTCTGAGTGCGTTTATGCTATCTCTAGTCCCTTCAACACCACCATTCAGAACATCGTCTTCCGCATGTTCCATGTGAGTGTTTTTCTTCTCAATAAGATATTCTTTAAATTTAAACATAATAGGTCTGTTGTGGCTATAGACCTATTTATAATTACCTTCGCATCAATGCTTGGTCTTTTGCGTCATCATTAGAGAAAATAGGAACTGCATTGCTTTTGTGTAGCGTACCGATGCCAATCATCTTGTCACCAGTGTAAACTTTGCCATAAACAGGCTTAGTACAACTGTCACCAGCTGTAGCTAAACTGGGATAGTTGGGAGTTTCACGAATGTTTGCTTTTGGTGGTTTGTATGCTTCTACTGTCTTAGGCTTTTTGGTGCCTTTAGAGAATGAAGTGGTCGGCAGGTTGTCAAGCCACTTTTGATACTCTGCAACTTTCTTCGCAGGAGTTTTTTTCTTCTTTGATTTTTGGTATGTGTAAATTAACATGATGTAAGTTCGTCAACAAAGTCTAACAATAATTTATGATGCCTACCTTCGTGCCAGTATTGATGAATAGTTTTATTATCATACCACCACTCCAATGAATCTAGACATCCACCCATTACGCCAATTTTACCTTGAACAATACACATTGGTTCTTTATTAAAATATGTACTGACAATTTTTGATTGACTCATATCCCCAACAAATGTACATCCGTCACGAAAAAATATTCTTTCTTCTTCGCCATTCCATATACACTCTGCGGCAATATTATAACTTCTCATAATATCAGCAGTTGGTCTTTTGATATATTGAACAGGCTCAACACCTTTTAGTATATCAAAATATGAAGGACCAGCCCAATAAGCACCAACGCAAATTCCTAGATATGCTCCACCGTTCTTAACAAAATCTGCTACTGCATTGGCACTCTTTCTAGGAAACATATGAAAATAATCATCAGCATCACCAACGCCACCCGGAAATGCTAATAAGTCTATGCCTTCAAACGTTTCTGCTTTGCATTCATGTTTTCTAAAGATTTTCATATTATATTGTGATGATAATGCTTCAACTATTCCATCACCGCATGATATTGCTGATTTATTACGGTCATCTTCAAACAATGCAATGGTTTTCATACTACGCCATTCTATCTACATTCTGTCCAGGGCGATTCATTCTACGATTCATTTCAATACGGGTTTGTTCTGTCACTTCACGTAGATGTTTAACCCTACGTTCTTCTAGTCTCAATTCATCTAGTCTACGTTCTGTATTTTTAATTTGCATGTTACGATATATCTCAGTATTGTATTCTGCAATTTTATTGATGGTTGTCATTTTCAATTAAATAATAAGGCGTGTTAAGTTATGCACACTTCCAATTTCACCAGAAAAAAATGAATTAAAAGAAATACTAATTCTTTCTTTTTCTCCAGTTACGTTAGGAACTCCATGCGCTAAGAGAGAAGGAAATAATAATAAATTTCCCTCTTCCGAATGAAACCACAATTCATCTGAATTCCATGAATTATATTCTTCAGTTTCAATTTTAAAGTGTCTCATAGAAGTGTTTCTGTAGAAAATTAATACATCATTCGGATTAGTATCTACATAAAAAACGCCACTAATAATTGAATTGTCGTGATGATGTATGTGGTGTTCTTGTCCATTTTTTGCGTAATTTGCCCAAGATTGGGTAATTTTTAAACTAACATTTGTAGATGGTTTATATATTTCCACGAAAAACTTGTTTAATGAGTTTTCACAAAATGTTTTTAAATCACTCAAAATAGCATCATCTAAAAGATTTGTATTTTCTGATTGATGTGTCAATTTACTATTATACCCGAATTTATTTTGATTATAAATAAAGGTTTTTTCTTCAAAAGATAAATTTCTTTCAAATTTAACTTTTTCGACTGGAGTAGAAAAAATTCCAATCATTTTAACACCAAAAATGCTAACATAATACTTTGCAGAAAAAATCCAATGCCGTTTGATATCATATAGAGTTTATCTTTTGTAATTGCTGAACGAATAAAAAATAGTAGTAAACCACTCCAAATTAGAATTACCATACTTAATGGAGGCAATACAGTCGGCTGACCTTGAATTGCTAAGTATGTTACTGGTACTGTAGAGCCATGAATTAAAATCAATCCGATCCAACCACAGATTTCACCAAACTGACGTACAACCCAGTTGTACCATTCTGACACTTTAATCATTTCAAATTTCTTTTCTAAGTAGTTTAAGAGTAGGCTTAAATTTTTGATAGAGTCCGATTTCACGTCCATATGCTTCAATCTCCCATAGTGATTCCCAATAGTCATCATCTTGATATTGTTCTCGCTGGAACGTTACCAAGTTCCTTCTTTCATGGAATTTTAATTCACCTTTAGCATATTGCTTTACGTGAACCATTTCATGTGCAAGGCATTGTAGAACACGCTTGCCAAGTTTATTCCATTCAAGATTTATTACAAACTGTTTATTGCTTGGCAGTCCTAAAACATCATCTTTAGGAAACGCTTCACCAAGTATTTTGTTTTTTGCGTAAAAATCTTGTATGACGTTTACATTGATTTCTAAAGAATCCGACAACCTGTCACTCATCAAACGGCTTGCATAAAAATGCGTAGCCATCTTCATAATTTTTCGTTCTTTTGGTGTCAATATGACACCTTTTGATCTTAGATTGAGTTTCATATCTTTTTCCTATCTTGTGTCTATTGTAACACCATTTATGGTATCCTGTCAACATATATTTAGTGAAAAGACTGGTATTTCACACCATGAAATTAAACCTTTAGATTGCCAAAATCTCTGTTTTTCTGCATTCGTTTGCCAAATCCAGACTTATCGAATACTGGTTTATCGTCTTCAATCTGACTCTGCCCACTGTCTGAAATGTTAGTTTGCGCTGACTCTTCTGCATCATACAGTTTCATTTTCGCCCTGTCAACACCAATCACAAACCGCTTGTTTGTTGTCGGATCACTGTATCGATTCTTTAACTGCTTGACCATAATCTGATTCAAGTCTGCAAGTTCATCGGTTGAAATCAAAGCAAACATCAAGTCTGCTGTAGCTGGCAGACCAAATGATTCTGATGTGTCTTCAAGACCAACGTCTGAGTTTGTGAAACCACTTCTCGTTGTTTGTGTAGCTGATACGATTGGAAGTTTATGTTCAACAGCAAGTCCACGCAATTCTTCTGCAATTGCTTTAATGTATGTGTAAGAGTTAATAGAAGAACCCATCTTCATACGTGCGGAAGAACAAATGTTTAGGTAGTCAATGTAAATTATATCAGGAATGAATTGTCGTTTCAGTTTCAACTCATTCAACAAATGTGAGAAGTGATTTACATTTGCACTAGCAGTTGGATATTCTTTGATGATTAGTTTACCCTTAGTCTTCTCACGTAAAGATTCAACTTTCTTCAAGTATGTTTCTTTGGGCATACCAATCAGTCTGTCAAGTTCAACGTTCATCAAGTTAGCATCGATACGTTCTGCGATACGCTCTTCAGCCATTTCCATTGTAATGTAGAGAACGTTCTTACCCATCGTTAGATTGGCGGCCGCACAATGACACATGAACAAAGATTTACCAACACCAGTACCAGCAAGAACAATGTTCAAAGATTTTTCTGCAAGCCCGCCCTTAGTGATTCTATTCAGATAGTCGAGGTCGAATGGAATTCGTCTTTCAACTTTATGATAGAAGTCATATCGTGTTTCTGCGTCATCAATAAAATCGTGACCAATGTGATTATCAAAAGAAACAGAAAGCGCATCTGCTAGAATTTTAGGGATTGAACCTTTATCAAGTTTTTCTGTACTGTTCTTATTCTTGTCATCAAGAATCTGAATGCTTTGCATGATGCCATTGTAGATAGCTTTTTCTTGGCAGAAATCTTCTGTCGCATCAATCAACCATTTAGTGTCTGATACTTCAGGATCGATTGTGATTTGTTTGACAAGCGAAATTGTTTTCTTGTGCTGGTCATCTGTTAAGTTTACTCTCTTATCAATCTCAATGACCAACGCTTCTTTCGTTGGCATTGTATTGTACTTGTTTACATAAGTTTGAATTTCATCGAACAAAAGTTTTTCTGACGATTCTTGAAAATATTCACCTTTAATAAAGGGTAATGTTTTTCGTGTATACTCTTCATCCAGTAATAGGTGTTTGAGTATTTTTTGTTCCAAGTTCATTCTTATACCTTTTCTCTGCTTCGTCTAATGCATGTTTCAGCAAGTCATTTAAAACCTCACCGAGATATGATTCAAATACATCATTACCTTTGAGTTCTTTGTGTTCTTCACTTATTATATCATAGTTGAAGCCAATTGAATAGGTTCCGTCAGGGTTTTCTTCTTCGGCAAAGTTAATTTCGCCAAAATGAAATA